TCAGGTATGTTGCAGCGTGCCGTTGACGCTTTTCAGCGATTGTTGAATATGCCGTAATTCGGCTGTTAATTTCTCTTCTTTATCGCTGAGCGGCAGCAACACAATGCAGCCATCCATCACCTTAACCGTGACCGCCTTCCCGGTATCGAATCCCGCTTCAAGCAGCCACTTGCCGGAAAGGGTAAGACTTGGTGTACTGGTATCCCGGCCATTGGGCCGATAGCCAACCAACAGCTGACGCTCGGTTCCGCTAACGGTGATATCTGGGGTAGAATGCAAATCAGCCATAATCAACTCCTTGATAGTTGGTGAGGTTAGCCCTCATCAGGTATTGCGAGTACCTGATGAGGACGATTAAAGATCAGGACGGAATCTGGTTAGGTACGTACCTGGATGGTTATACATTGCTCTTTTAGGTACGTACATGTCAACAGCCAAACGTGATACCAATCAGTCAAAATGCGGCAAAGCTCCCACTTTTCAGATGCGGATAACGCCGGAGCTGAAAGCGCAGTTTGAGGCCGCTGCAGCAGACGCAGGGATGAGTTTGGGAAACTGGCTCAAGACCCTGGGAAGAAAGGAGCTGGAGAGGCTAAGCATTGAGACTGCTGATAAGTAAGCTTTAACGATCGATTTAGCTTTCTGTTCGACTAGGAATACCAACGATCTCCATTTTTATAGCGCCATCATCAGAGAATATTGATGCCAGGCCCTTTCTTATTTTTAATTGATCGTTTTCAATTTCACCGTGTGCAATCGGTGAGTAGATAGCGGTTTGCAACTGAACGCGCTCAAAATCATAACCAATATCTTTGGCAATGGCTGAAAGAAGATCTACAAATAAATTATTGCTGTTTTGATTCCAGATAATGCCGCTGGCGTTATCGTTGTTTGGATATGTTGTATTTAGATGTGAGAAATACAACTTCCAGGAAGATATGACCTGATTTTCAGTTTTACTTCTTTTAGCTTGTCCTTTTCTCACCCGACCATAAAAAGCAATGTCGATCATATTGAGCGCTCTGACATGTTCATTTGATAACCTAGCGTTCTGCGATCTGGTGGCCATCAATTGTTTAAAAATATCTATTTTAAGTGTCTTTTTATCAGTGTATCTTTCAATAAATTTCTGGACTTGAACGGCAATTACTGGGCTGATTAAAGTCACTATCACCGTTGTGATCGATAGCACTAAACTCATTTTAGAATCCATATTTTTATAAGATATAAAGTTAGATTAACGAAGGATTCAATAGGGTAGGCTAACAGCAGAATATTTAATATATGTCGAATGGCCGATAGAGGATGAGGAATTTTGGCGGAAGATCACAGGAGTTCTTATTTTAATTTAACTTGCTGTTTTTATTGGATTTTATTTTAATGTTGTGTTTATATTATACACATCGCTATACACATTGTTCCAAGTGTATGGTTCAATCTGACGGATAAAGCTAAAGCCCCTTCATCATCTCTAGAGCTGTTTCAATTAACTCTTCTGAAGGTTTAAATCTAGACATATGACGGACACATATTATAGGTATTTTCACATCATTTAGTACGGCTGAGAAAGCGAAAGTTGTGTAATAACCCTTCTGCTGCGTATAGATGAGGGTGCTTGGATCACCGAAGTGTTTTAGCAAAATATTTGCTGCTGAAAGGGATTGTAGACTGTTGCTATAAGCGATAATCAGTTCAGGCTTACACAGAGGGATTGTGACATTCTCAAAAAATCTTGTTGAGTATTTTACGAGTTGTTCGACAGTTAGTTTGTGTCGGCTCGCCTCTTGTTTGAGTTCTGAGGCATTGGTTGAGCACATCATTAGAGCATTCGTAAATACTACGTCTTCCCATCTGTAACCGAGGCTGATAGGTATCTGTTGTAGTCGCTTAGCTAGGTGAGTAATTCCCCATTCCCCTTGCGTCCCTAAATGGACATTCGAGACAAGAGGCTTTGAATGATCCTGAATAATAGACTGGCTGTTGGTCATATGGGAATCAGCTGACGAACCATTGAAGCCCATCACAATGAGGCGTTTGCGTATGGGTGGGGAGGCTATTAATTCAAAAGCAGAATCGTAAGGTCTGCCGGGCAAATCTGCCAAGCCAAAGCGAGAAAGCCCTCCAAGAATAAAGTCTCTAGTCTTATCCATTATTCAAATTCTCTTGTGAAGCCTCATACCGACATCATACGCAAAAAAACTTTTTTTGCATTTAAATGTTCACACTGTTCACCTTTGCTTTTTTATCAATGATTTCATAGTGATACAGGGTGAATGAACGGTGAAGGGTGAACAGTGGATTGTTCACCTTGTGGCAATGGCCAGAAAGGAAAAGACCGGCTGTTGCCGGTCTGGAGTTGGTTATGTAGCTGCGGGGTCGTCGCATTTCGGCAGCCAATCGCCGTAGCTTTCCTCTTTCAGCGACAGGTTGGTTTGTATTCCCTGCTTTGTGTGCCTCTTCTCATAATTCAGGCCGTACTCTTTCAGCATCATGGGCAGCCCCAGCCCGAACATTTTCAGGCTGAGCACGTTCCTGTATCCGTTAGCCTCCATATAGGCCAGATACGCGTGATAGAGATATTTACGGTAATTACGCGGAATAATGCTGGCGTTACCCATAAACATCCCGTTGGTCTGTGGCAACATTTCCAGATAGCCGCAAAAATCAAACGTCGGGTCAGCATCGCGCTTGATGTTGAGCGCCTCGTCGGAGTTCTGTTGCGACTGGAGTAGAGTGCGCGCGCTCATCGGGTCGCTGAACTTCTGCATAAGCTGGCGCACAATCACGGCCAGCTCGCGCGCAATTTTATCCCTGAGCTGCGGGTCGCGTTCCTCCGGCGCAATCTGTTCCGGGAAGTGAATAATCACCCGGCGACGTGACACACCGCCGCTGCGGTCGGTGAAGCGCATCGGGTTGTTGTTCACGGCCAGAATCACTGCCGGAATATGTGTTGAGTACGGGTTCTGATATTTCGGGTCAACCGAGACCGCATCGCCGCCGGTGATGGCCTTAAGCCCTGCGCCGTCACCGCTCCATTTTTCCTGGTCTGGCAGACGGATTAGCGAGAAGCCAATCAGGGAGGCACGCTTGCGCGGGTCTTCCAGCGTGTCGATATCGGCTGACGTGGCATTATCTTCCCCGGCGAGCAGGGTCGCGATTTCGGCCAGAATACTTTTGCCGCTCCCGCCGGGACCGGTGACTTCGAGAAAGAGCTGCCAGTCGTAGCGGTTCGCCAGTACCATAAACAGCGCGGCCAGAATTACGTCGCGTTTTACCGGATTTTTGCCGGCCGCCCGGTCGAGCCAGCGCCAGAAGTTTGGTGCGTGAGTCTCCAGCGTTTCCCCGTCCACCGGTGGGGTGAAATCCACGTCGCACAGCGTGCGCAGCCAGTGTGATTTACTGTGCGGGCTGAACAGGCCGCTTTGGGTATCGAGTACCCCGTTGCGAAAGCCAATCAGACGACGTGCCGGTGTATCCTGCTGTGGAATAATCAGTTTCAGGGTCTCCACCACCGAGGCGATTTTCCCGGATGAGAACGGGGCGCGTAAGCGCTGGAATAAATCAGCCACATTCCGTGAAAAAGTGGCGGCAGGGATATTTTTCCAGATGCCGTTTTCATAGCGGGACAGAAGCTGGCCGTTCGCATCCACCGCCAGCGCTTCGCCGTAATGCTCATGCACCCGCAAAGCCTTGTCGCTGGCGCTCATGGCGGTAAATTCCGCCTCGCTCATGGTGTCGAACGGACTTTGCGCCGGTGGCCGGATGGCGTCATAAATGGCTTTCCGGGTGGCATCTTCACCTTTATGCATAAACGCATCATTCCAGTCACCGAACACCGGCGGCAGGGCAACAACGCCTTCACACGCTCCAGCGGCCACTGCGGCTTTACTCTGGCCGTCGCCGTTAAGGTCACGGTCGGCGGCGAGGACAATCTTACAGGCCGGGTACTTCTGACGGGCAAGGCTCGCCAGAGAAAGGAGGTTCACGGAGGACAGCGCCACCATGACGGTTTCCCCGGTCAGGTGATGTACGGTGAGCGCGGTCGCATAACCCTCTGCAATCCACAGGCGTTTTCCGGCCTGTTTTTTCCCTTCGATGACATGACATGCCCCTTTGACCTGACCACCTTTCAGGGTGCGTTTGAGACCGTCAGGATTGATAAGCTGAACGTTAACCTGCGCCCCGGCATCGCCATACAGCGGGACAACCACATCACCGGCGCGGAACGTCACGCCGCCGGTTTTGTGTGTGGCCGTCAGCATGACACACTCATGATCGGGGAATCCCTTGCGGGTGAGGTAGGCGTTGCCGCTGGCCGGTCGGGTCTTCTCCATGAGCCTGACGGCCAGCGCGGCGGCCGCTTTGCGGTCGGCATCGGTTTCTGTCTCTGCGGCCGCAATCACCTCCGGGGCAACCAGCGGCAGGTTGCCGGTCACGGCGTTCACCTTTCCGGCGGCCTCGGAGGCCGACACGCCAAATACTTTCTCAACCAGCTTAAGCCCGTCACCTGCGCCGCACTGGTTGCAGAGCCACGTCCCGCGCCCCTCTTTATCGTCAAACCGGAAACGGTCAGAGCCGCCGCACACCGGACAGGCCTGATGCCGGTTTTTCATGACCTTCACACCCAGCGCCGGGAGAATGCGCGGCCAGTGGCCGCACGCCTGTTTTACGGTTTCCGTTACGTTCATTTTCATCGTTATTTTCTCCCTCAGTGCACAACAGGCGATTGCATGTGACGGGCGCAGAGTTCATCCATCACGGCCAGCCCGAGGAAGGACAGCGACGGCCCGGCTTCCATTAAATCTTCCAGCAGTGCACAGGCAATCAGACGGCCTTTTTCCTCGCCGTGCTGGCGCAGGTAGAAGCCCTCCAGCTCGTCGGCAATGGCGCTTTCCAGCGCGTCGAGGGTGAGGTGCGGGTAGCGGCGCTGGCGTTCGCAGACTGTCAGCCATGCGCAGGCCACGGCGCGACGATACAGCGCGGCTCGTAATACGGGCGGTAATGGCTTTTTCATACGTTACCCTCCCCGGTCAGCCACTGCTGATTGCAGCGTTCGACCACGCCGTCGAGCTGGGCGGTCATGAGGTAAATCACGGAGGTGAGCTGTAACTGCTGCGCCGGGTCACGACGAACGGTGGTGCAGTCCTGCACCTGCATCAGGTTGCCAACGAGCTGGCCGACATTGCGCATATGCTCCAGACATTCGAGGTCACGGGCGGTAATGGTGGTGTGTCTCATGCTCGCACCTCCGCAACCGGCAGACGGCCAGCAAACGAGAGGACGTAATCGCGAACAAGAGAAAGGCGTGCGGTGTGTTCATCACCGGCAACGGTGCGGAGCATACAGATACGGGGTTTACGGTCTGCACGACGAACGGCGGCAAACACAAAGACAAACTGCGGGTGTAACGGGGTGAGGGTCGTAGCCATAAGGGCAACCTCCATTGAGTAGCGGTTAACGCTACCACCGGAGTTCTCACGCTCGGGTGGTAGCCCAGACGGGGGTGAGAAACCGGCCTCAATGGGTACCGGCCAGCCCGAAGGCTGCCCCGCCTGAGCCACCATTATGCAGATACAGCAACGGCTTAAGAACCGATGCGTAAACAACAGGTGCACATAGGCATAGACACAAAAAAAGACGCATGGCGCGTCCGGTGTCGCCACTGAGTAACTCGGGTTCTCACGCCCGGCTGCCGATTTTGCGACAGCGGGAAAACTATACCTGGAAACGGCGAAAAGAAGCAAGCCAGAAAAAGGGGCTGTTTGCTGAACGGTCATCATCATGCGTCATAGCCCCGGTTGCGTTCGGCAATGCGATCCGCCATCCATGCAGTGATTTCAGACTGCGCCCATGCCACGTTTTTGCCGCCGAGGGAGATTTGTTTCGGGAAGGCTTCCCGGCTGATGAGGTCGTAAATGGTCGAGCGAGACAGGTCGCACAGATGCATCACTTCGGGCAGACGGATAAAGCGTTCCTGAACGGCATCAGAAACCGGCATCACCGGCGCGGCAGGGGCAGAAGACGGGGAAGAAAAAGCGGTGTGCATCGGGCTACCTCACAAAGTCCATACAGTGCCGGTCGTGTCCGTCCGGCTTCGGGTAGCTCTCTATTTTGTGTATATTTTCCCTCGGGGCAACAAGTCATTTTGTAGTGGCCCACCACACAACAGGCTGATTTTTATACAGCAGAAAACGTTGGCAATGTTTTGGTACATAGTGGACATTTTGTGGCATATTCTGGCCCATTCACATATATCTGTTACATCTTATCTCCCGTTTAAATATAAATAAAAAGTCTAAGTAAGTAGGCCAGTCAAAATCAGGAGGGTGAACAGTGGTGAACAGACGGTGAACAGTCAGACCCTCAACTGTTCACCATTTAACTTACTGTATTAATTATCTTTTTATTTAAGGTGAACAGTAGTGAATAGTTATAAGTAAAAAACAAACGGTGAGTAAGGTTTTCTTGCGACCTTTCTCTGGCCAGCCGGGTTTTAAGGTCTTTTTGTGCCATTTTTGCCACAACGGCAATGAATCGTGTTGTTGTGTCTGGCGCGGCAGAATCTCCTCAGGTTGAAACAAAGAGGAGACCCGACATGACCGATACCACCGCCATTCCCGACTACCTGAAACCCGCGATGGAACGCCTTGAGGTTGCCCGGTCAGCGCATCTTGCCAGTGCCAGTCGTATGGATGAAACCACGGCGGCCATCAGCCAGGTAAAAGCACAAAAAAACGAACTGGAGCAGGAAAACGGCAATGATTCCGGTGCATGGCGTACTGCCTTTCGTACCGGAGGTGCAGTTATTACCGACGAGCTGAAACAACGCCATCTGGCGCGCGTGGCATGTCGGGAACTGGTGCAGGAATGTGACAATATGGCTGAGGTGCTGTCTTTTGAGCTGGACAACCTTAAGGGAGCCTGCGACCGGACGGCCAGAACGTATCGTCAGGCACATCACTGCGTCCTCAGCCAGTACGCAGAGCATGAGCTAAGTGCTGCCCTGCGTGACACCTGTAGTGCGCTGGTCAGGGCAATGAAACTCAATATACTGGTCCTTAATAATCCGCTTGCTAATACGACCGGGCACGAGGGATATATCGAACCGGAAAAGGTTGTGATGCAGCAGGTGAAAGCGTGGCTTGAACAGGCCGTGAAAGGCTACAGTATCCGTCTGACCAATGAGCCGGTGCTGTTTAAAACAGGGTTGTCGGCCTCCACGCTGCCGCATATGAATCATGACGTTGCGGCCACGCCCGGTCAGCGAAAAGTCTGGCATGAAAAAATGCGCGAACGTGAAGCCGACCTGAAAGCGCGGGGGATACTGTCATGATGCGCTGCCCTAACTGCGGTCAGGCCGCCCACGTTCGGACCAGCAAATATATGTCTGAGAACGTAAAAGAAAGCTATCTGCAGTGCCAGAATGTGTATTGCTCAACGACGTTCAAAACGCATGAATCCATTTTTGAGATTATCCGCTCCCCTACGGAAGAGAAGAAGGCCGAACCCGCTCCGTCGAAAACCAGAACCACCCGCAAAGTGAAAGGGTGTTACAGCTCGCCATTCAGCCATAATCAGGAGAGACGATAATGACCGGCCCGACCTTACAAAATGCGTTCGAAGCCTGTCAGACGAACAAAGCAGCGTGGATGAATCGTAAAGCTGAACTGGCCGCTACAGAGCTGGAATATCGGGATTTATTGCTGGACGACGCAACGGGTTCCCGCCGTTTACAGACGCTATGTGAGATCATCGATATAAAAAAATGGGAGATTAATCAGGCCGCCGGTCGCTATATCCGCTCACATGAGGAAGTACAGTGCATCAGCATTCGTAACCGGCTGCATGATTTTATGCAGCAGAACGGTGCAGAACTAGCCGCTGCACTGGCACCGGAGCTGATGGGGATTAAAAACCAGCCCGCGATGATAAAAAACCGTGCACTTGACCGTTCGTTGGCGTATCTACGTGAAGCCCTTTCCGTCTGGCTGGCCGCAGGAAATGACATTAGTTATTCAGCACCGGATAACGACATTTTAACGGCCATCGGATACAGGCCTGACGCGCCTTCGCGGGATGATAATCGTGAAACATTTACTCCTGCACAGAACATGATTTACACCCGCCGACGCGCCGAGCTGGCCGCGCAGTAGGCCGTAAAAAAATCCCTGTAAATCCCGTCATTTTTCCCGAATTAAGCCATGCATCCATAAGGTGCATGGTTTTGCATGTATTTTCCCGCCCCTGTACTCCCGACCAGCGCCAGTTGCGGCGCAGCCTGAGGCCACCTTTGCACCTGCATTAAAAGTAGTTCCTTAAGTGGGCAGGCGTGGCGGGGAGAGCATTGCGCGCTAGCTTTGCTTAAGCGTTATTAAAAAATCCAGAGTCTCTTTGTATTTTTTTTCATTAAATGTAAAACCATAGGGTTCAAAAGATTTTAGATAATTTAAATAACCTCTTAGCTTGTTAATGGTTAATTGACTTCCATCCTGTTCTTTAAGTGCATGATCAAATGCAGAACGAATTTTCTTTCTATAGCATCTAGTAGGTCTTATCGATTCATTAACAAGAATTCCGGTAACAACTTGGCGGCTATTATCTGAAGCGATGCGTTGCTTCTGCCTATTTAATGTAAAACCAGCTGATAGTAAGTTAGCTTCAGCAATATTTATAAGTATCGCTATGTTTTCTTTATCATCACTACTGATAGATATATCATCAGAATAACGCGTGTATATGCAATCAAGAGTTAGGGCATGGAAGCTCATTTCTTCATCAAATTCAAAAAGTATAGCATTTGATATTATAGGGCTAGTAGGTGCACCTTGTGGTAGCACGTCATTATAGGTAACTATGCCAGAAATAGTATTAATAATATGCTCTGGTATATTATTCTTGTAAAAGCAATCTTTGACCATTTTTTTATTAATTGAACCAAAATAATCTGAAATGTCAATATTTGCAACGAATTTCTTCTTTATATGATTGATAGCGTTATCCTTAATACTTACTCCGCTTCTATATGAGTAACAAGAAGAATGGACTTTCAGACGATTTAAAACATGATCCTTTAACCAGTACTGTATCGTTTTAATAAATTTACGAGGAGCCAGTATTGGTCTAAATCCACCTGATTTTTTTCGTAAATTGAATGTTCGATAGTATCTCTTTGGTGACTTTATCATTGCAGTTATCAACCCTGGAGATATACCAATGCAGGAAGAAATAGCAGTCACGCCATCATTGTTAAATAAAGGTTCATCGATTTTATTAAATGAATAATAATTCAAAGAAAAGCCTAATCGGCCAACAGAAGATAATGGTGCATTTCTCGCGGTTGTTGGGGTGCTGGCCTCATCACTGGACATCGAACCAATATTTAATTGCTCGTAGATCCGCACCCAAGCCTGTCTTGGGCTGCTGGGCAGGGTCCCTGCAGCCCAAGACAGGCTTGGGTGCGGAACCTCTTTTAAATTGTGCCTTAACTGTAAAGACGGCGAATCACCGCCCATATTCTCTGTATCAGTTGAGGCCAGCACTCCTAATTTACTTGTGGAGTGACAGTTGTCAAGCATAAATAGTCTAATTTTATCACGAAGTCTTTTTAACGCTGGAGTTAGACGTTCATTTCCTCGAGGAGTTAAAGAATAGAGGTTATTTCGTTTTGATACTTGATGTATATAGCCAAGTTGATCAAGTAATTCGAAATAATGTATCATTTTTTCAATATCAGGTAATAATCCATTATCATTTAAAGTGGACGTAAGATAATTCAAAACTTCGTTAGGGGTTGCAGGCTGGATCACGGACAAACCCCATACAAGCAATTTATAATTAGTAGACTCTTCCATTTTAATCTCCTAACAAGCCGCCTTTCCGCTGAATTATTTTTTTATTTTCAATTCTTGAAATTACAGAGTTTAACCCAGCATCATCTAGTGAACTCAAAGAGTATAACTTGCAGTTGTTATCATCACAGTATTGGAACGTGCCATTAGATAAAAAAACATCACTATTTTTTAAATCATCGCTGGATATTATTATCATATCGGTAGTGTCAATTTTTTTTGATACTTTAAAATAACTGATTAATGTCAATTGTGATAGTGTTACTTCATCTAATGCAAAAATTATCACCGTGTCACACTTGACGGTTTTTATGAATTCCAATTCCGCAAGATGCGGATACATTATTTGAGTTTTTGGCAATGCTGCCTTCCCACCTCCCTCATAAACTATTGCACCCATATCATTTAATTTTTGTTTGAGTTCCTCTATGATTCTTATAGTTGGTTCATCTCTAATTATCTTGTTAGGGTAACAAAGTAAAATATTATATTCTGTGGATACAAACTCTTCTTTCAAAGAGCTTCTTATCTCTTTAATTAGACTATTTTGTATTGCATTTACATCGATGTGTGGATTACTAGCATTGACAATGACTTGCGCAATAATTGTCGTGTTGTTAGCCCCAACGACAGTGGACTTTATTTTCTGATCAACATTTTGAGGGTTATTATTTTCCATCGTCTTGATTGATATTTGTTGTATTACCCCATCCGAAAACAAAAACTTTAGCGATTTTTTGAACGCCTGCTTTTATTTTTTTCCTAAATACCAACGTTGTTATGATTAAAACCACAAGTGATATGACATAAACGCCAATACCAGAGAATACCCATTGAGCATTGTTATGTAACCATGTCATATATAACCCTCAAGTTATTAAGTTATCAGAATACCACTGTAGCATTATTCGCCTATTTTCCAAATATATAGCATGATTATAGGTTCCTCGAATAGCATTTTTATCTGTATGTGCTAATTGTATCTCAATCCATGCACTATCAAATCCTTGTTCATGCAAGATTGTCGACATCGTGTGTCTAAATCCGTGACCTGTAGCGCGTCCTTTGTAACCAAGTAACTCAATCACCTGTGACACGCTTTCTTTAGAGATTGGTTTGCTACGGTTATTCCTACCAATAAAAATGTAGGGATAATGACCGGTTATTGGTTTGAGTTGCTTGAAAAGATCGATCACCTGAGTAGATAGGGGCACAATGTGAGGCCTACGCATTTTCATCCGTTCAGCGGGGATTTCCCATATACCTTTCTCAAGATTTACCTCATCCCACGTAGCAAAGCGCATCTCTTGGGTTCGGACACCAGTTAACATAACTATCTTTGTAGCATTCTTCGTAATGATACTGCCGGTATATGCTTCCAGATCTCGAATAAAATGAGGTAACTCTTCTGCGGATAAAAAAGGATGGTGTTTTTGCTTCGGAACGGCCAGAGCGATGGCTAAATCGGGCGCAGGGTTGTATTCAGCGCGGCCAGTTATGATTGCGTAGCGATAGACCTCGCCGCATCTTTGTCGCACTTTTCTGGTTTTCTCCAGTGCTCCACGCTTCTCTATTCGTCGTAGCACCTCAAGCAATTCTAACGGTTTGATTTCGCTGATAGGGCGTTTGCCAATGAACGGGAACACATCCTGCTCAAATGTCTTAATGATTTCTTCACGATAGGCCACAGTCCAGCGGTCAGCTTTGTTAGTGTGCCATTCTCGACATATGGCTTCGAATGAGTTCTCTGTTGAGAGTTGCTGTGCCAGTTTTTGAGCTTTACGTTCTTCCACTGGGTCTATGCCGTTTGCTACCTGCTTGCGAGCTGTATCGCGTTTCTCACGTGCTGCTGCGAGGCTCACAAGTTCGTAACTGCCAAATGACATTAACCGCGCTTTTCCGGCAAAGCGGAAACGGAAACGCCAGCCCTTCGAGCCATCGGGATTGATAAGCAATGACAGGCCTTGCCCGTCGTTCAATGTGTATGGCTTGTCTTGGGGCTTTGCTCGTTTGATTTGTATATCTGTAAGTGCCAT